TAGTTACTACTGCTACAGGTAGACAGTTTAGTTTTCCTGACTGCCAAAGAAACAGATCAGGTAATGCTAACTTCAAAACACAGATAGTAAACTATCCTGTACAGTCAGTAGCTACAGCAGAGATTGTACCATTAGGTGTGATATTATTATTCAATAAACTAAAAGAGAAAAGATTAAAAAGTGTTGTAATTAATACAGTACATGATAGTGTACTCATAGATACTCATCCAGATGAGATAGATATAGTTAAGGATATAGGCCCACAGTGTCTCCTGGATGCACAAGATGAAGCTAAAAAACGATTTGGTCTATCTGATTACATTCCTCTTGAGGTAGAAATGTCTCATGGAAGTAACTGGATGGATCAGGAGGAGTTTAATGCAACAGTATGAATTAGAGATAATAGATAATGAACTAGAACGTAAAGAAAGAAAAAAAAATTATGCAAAAGAATATTATAAAGCATACTATAAAATTTCTAAAAATAGATTAAAACGCAATGAAGTTATGCGAAAATACAGACAAAAACCAGAAGTTAAAGAAAAGATAAATTTACAGAAAAGAAAATATAATCAAAGTCCAGAGGGTAAACAAAAAAGAAAAGAATATAATCAAAGTCCAGAGGGTAAAGAAGCAGCAAGAAAATACAGACAAAAACCAGAAGTTAAGCAAAGAAGAAATAGAGCTAAAGAAGCAAGAAGAAAAATAATAAGAAAGGTAGAATCTTTTAAAGATATTACTAGACAATGGGCTTCTTTAAGAAGACAGAGACTTATAGCAGATACGAAAAGAAGAAAAAATTTAAATAATATATCTGTCAAATTAACACCAGAAGACATTTTAGATTTAATACCTAAAGATTTAAAGTGTCCTATTTATAAAGTTCCATTTGTTTTTAATATTAATAGCCCTTGGAATTTATCTTTCGATAGAATAGATAACAATAAAGAGTATACAAAAGATAATGTAGTTGTAGTTTCCGTAAAAGCTAATACAATAAAAAATACAGCTACATCAAAAGAACTATATAAGATAGCAGATTTTTATTATGAATTGGAGAAAAATAACCTTGACAAATAAACCACTTTATGTTATAAGCATTGTTCATTTAATGATTGGAGTTTTACATGAACGGACTAATTAAGATAGACGAAAATACTACTGACTTTTCCATGTTATACACTGTCCCAATGGATAGTGGACCTAACTTGGCAAGGGCCAGGATTAACAAGGACAATACCACAGAACACAATGGAGAAATGGTAGAGGGTATTCCTGCACCATCAATAGCATTGAATCATCCTGATCATGGTGATGTTTTTGCTAAAGATACCTACTTCAGGATCTTTGCAGAGACTATGCAAACTTCTGTATACGATCCAGACTCTCAGAAGTTCTCCAATATATCTCAACACTTTATGAGCTTTAAGAATAAAGCGTTGGATTGGTTTGGTGGAGATAAGTGTGGTTGGGTAAGCAATGCAGAAAGAGAGAAGCTACGTGCTTCTGATCCTATTGCCTATGCTACTGCATCTAAAGCTAAGTTAAGTAGAAACCTTTTTGGTTTGATACGTATGGATAATCCTGTTGCTGCCTCTGGTGAGAAGGTAGAGATTGATGAGGTTCCATTTAGAATCAAGCTAGGTCCATCAAACTTCTTTGAGATTGGTAAGTTACTACCTTCCATTAAGAAGCAGTATCAGATGGAGCCTTTTAATTGTGATATAAAGATAGGTTATGAACTAAAGAAAGCAGGTTCTAATAAGTACTTTGTGTTGAAGTATACACCTATGGTTAATGAGCGTAGAGCATTGACTGATGTTACAAGAGGATATCTACAAGACTTTGCTGATCTTATCACTATGGAGAATGAACAAGTAGCTGATAAGATGAGAGAGAATATGGTTCCTAGTCAGGTAAAAACTGATCTGGATGTAGGTGCAACCATTGACGATGAGATCCCATTCTAGGATGGATCTACAAACAACTATTGATTCTTACCTAGCAGGTGATCCTAAGATTCCAGATGACATAGTGTTTCGTGCTAGTCAGATGTTTAATAGTAAGCTAGGTAAGTTCAACTTCAGGAGAAAGGGGGGAGCAAAACTTCCCTCTATGTCTCAGGTAGGTAAGCCATTCTGTCAGCTACACGCTGAGAAGCTTGGTTGGCCTAAAGCACCTGAGTCTAATTCTTTCCGTATCAAAATGTTATACGGTGATATGACTGAAGTTATTGCTGTTGCTATCCTACTGGCAGCAGGAGTAGAAATAGTAGACTTAAACAAAAGAGTAGGATATAAGACTCCTGATGGAGATTACATTAATGGAGAGTTAGACTTAGTTATCAGAGATGGTAACGGTTTCTCTTTGTGGGATATTAAAAGTGCGTCAAGGTTTGCCTTTGAAAAGAAGTTCGCTTCTTATGAGGCATTGAAACAAAATGATGACTTTGGTTACTGCTCACAGTTGTTTGGTTACACTAAAGCTGAACGAGAAGAGACTCCAGAGATAAAGGCAGGTGGTTGGATAGCAATCAACAAAGAAACAGGTGACATGAAGATAGTTCAAGCTGATCCTGATGATGAAGAAAGCTATACTAACAAGATAGAAGATACGATAACTCGTTATAAAGAAGCCACGGAAAACAACTTTGTACGTGGATTTACTGATGAGGAAGAGTTCTTTTATCGTAAACCAACAGGTAATAGAAAATTAGGTATGACTTGCTCTTACTGTAGTTTTAGATACACTTGTTGGCCTGATCTAAAGTATGAACGCAACCCTAAATCAAAGTCAGCAAATGCCTACCACCACTACACGGTCTTCAAGTAGAATAAGTGTAGCGTCTGCGAAAGCCAAAGGACGCAAGCTTCAACAGTGGGTACGTAATTACCTTCAACAACATCTTAAAGGTGTCGAGGATGATGATATTACGTCAACTCCTGGTGGAGTTAATGGGCCTGATATAGGTCTTAGTCCTTTGGCACGTAGATTGTTTCCTTGGACAGTTGAATGCAAAGCAAGATCATCCTTTGCTGTATATGCTGCTTTGGAACAGGCTGAAACTAATATGATGAAAGCTACAAAACCAGTAGCAATATTAAAAGGTGATCGAAAACGTCCATTGGCATTGATGTATGCTGATGATTTTATGGAGTTAACTGTATGTCCGACAAAGAAGAAGAAATAGTACATGAAGTAATGCTACCTGATAATACCTATAGTGTATTCTGTACTTATGATCCAGAAAGAAACGAACTTCAAATATATGATGGGTCATTTAATTGTTCAGGTATGATGGAAGAGATAGGTATTACTATGAGAACAATGCTTGAAAATGTAGTTATTGAAGCACAGACTAGGTTAAAAGATGTAAACGTACAACCATTACAAAAGATAGAAAAAGTAAATGGTAATGTTGTTTATGCAAACTTTAATAAAAAGGTACACTAATGATTCCAAGAGAAGTGATACTAAAAAAAGCAAGTGAACTTATTACAGGAGATAGAGATAAGGAGTACGGAGATGCATTTACTAACTTCAATGATATAGCGCAAGGATGGAGCCTCATATTAAAAAAGCACGTAACCAGAGAAGATGTAGCATTATGCATGGCATGGGTTAAGATGGCAAGATTAGCTAAGAATCCTAATCATCAGGATAGTTGGGTTGATATAGCAGGTTATGCAGGTTTAGGAGGAGAGATAGGGTCAATGGATGCCTCAACTAAATTAGAAGCTGCCAGACAACAAGAGGTTCTTGCTAAAGTTGAAGCCGAAGTAGATTGGCAATTGTGAGATAATATGGTAGTATCTATTTATATAAACGCCCAGATAGATAGTGATGCCTGTTGGGTTCCTGTTGATGGTAAGGCAGGATTAGAAGAAGACATGAAGGAGTTAATATCATCTGCTGTTTCAGATGCTCTGGAAGGTATAGTTATAGATAATATAAAGGTAGTAGTAAACGATGTCATTTAAATCAAACATGAATCCAATGTTCAGATCCAAATTCTCTGAAGATATATTTAACTTAAAATACTCGCATACTGGTTGCGATACGTGGGAGCAGTTATCAAGAGTACTTGTAGAAGATGTATGTGGTAACTTACGTGCAGGTGAAGAAGCTCTGATGCGTAAGGAAGAACGTAAAGAACTACAGAAGTATATAACAGATCTCAAGTTTGTTCCTGGTGGTAGATATATTTACTATGCAGGGAGGGATAGAAGATTCTATAATAACTGTTTTCTATTATCTGCTGAAGAAGATACAAGAGAAGATTGGGCTAACCTTAGTTGGAAAGCAGAATCATGTTTGATGACAGGCGGTGGTATTGGAGTAGACTATTCTGTATATCGTGAGTCAGGTAGATCTCTAGGTGGATCTGGTGGACTAGCATCTGGTCCTATTCCTAAGATGCAAATGATCAACTCTATAGGTGCTAATGTAATGCAGGGAGGATCTCGTAGATCTGCCATGTACGCTTCCTTAAACTGGAAACATAATGATATACCTTACTTTTTAATAGCAAAGAACTGGAATGATATGCCTGTTGGTACTACAGGGTTTACATTCAAAGATATTAAAGAACAGGACTTTAACTTCCGCGCACCATTAGATATGACTAACATCAGTGTTAATTATGATACTGAATGGTTAATGAACTACTGGAAGACAGGTGATGTTGGTGAAGTGTTCTTGAAGAATGTTGAACAGGCATTAACTTCTGCTGAACCTGGATTTAGCTTTAACTTCATGGATAATGAAAAGGATACCCTGAGAAATGCTTGTACCGAAGTTACTTCTGCTGATGATAGTGATGTTTGTAATCTTGGGAGCATTAACCTTGGACGCATTGATTCACTTCAAGAGCTTGCTAGAGTGGTTGAACTGGGTACTAAATTCTTAATATGTGGTACGCTAAGAGCAGAACTACCTTATGCTAAAGTACATCAGGTTAGAGCAAAAAATAGAAGACTAGGTTTAGGTCTTATGGGAATGCATGAATGGTTAGTTAAACGAGGAGAGAAGTATGAAGTTACCCCAGAACTACACAAGTGGTTGTCAATCTATAAAGGTGTCAGTGATAACATCTCTAAGGAATTTGCTGACGAGTTATCCATATCAAGACCAGTTGCGAATCGCGCTATCGCTCCTACTGGTAGTATTTCTATACTCGCTGGTAGCTCCAGTGGAATAGAGCCTATCTTTGCCGTAGCCTACAAACGTAGATACTTAACAGGTGGTACTAAATGGAAGTATCAATACGTTGTAGACTCTGCAGCACAAGAATTAATTGATATGTATGATGCTGATCCTGATAAGATAGAATCTGCACTAGACTTAGCAGATGATTATGAGAGAAGGATAAAGTTTCAGGCAGATGTACAGGATTATGTAGATATGTCTATTAGTTCTACTATTAATCTACCTGCTTGGGGATCTAAATTTAATAATGAGGATACTGTAAGTGATTTTGCTAATACATTAGCATCATATGCACATAGACTACGTGGATTTACAGTGTATCCAGATGGTTGCCGTGGTGGTCAACCTCTTTCTGTAGTACCTTACAGTGAGGCAGTAGATAAGTTAGGAACAGAGTTTGAAGAAGCCGTTGAGACACATGATATCTGTGAAATTACCAACTCAGGAGGGGTTTGTGGCGTATAAAAGAAGATATCCTTTTCCTATGAGGGATATTATAGAACAAGGTAGAAACGGATTTAGGAGGAACAAAAACAATCCGTTTCCTCCTACTTCTGATAGAGCAAGGGAATGGCAACGAGGTTACAATAAGGAGTACTATAGATGCCTAGCCAACTTACGGCAAAACTCGTAGATTCTATGGGTACAGACCTTACTGTAGTTAATGCAGCTAGGGTTAGTTTTAATAAAGAATCAAAGTTCTCTGTATCAGAGATGGGTGTGTTTCTTAATTCAAAAGATCAGAAGTTATTAGACTTCCTTGCAAGAAATGATCACTTCACACCCTTTACACATTGCGTAATAACAATGCGAGAAAGAGTTCCTCTTTTTGTAGCTAGACAAAGGTTCAAACATACTATTGGGTTTAGCTACAATGAGATAAGTAGAAGGTATGTAGATGATCTTCCTGAGTTCTATGTGCCAGAAGAATGGAGAAAGAAAGCTGATGATAGGAAGCAAGGCTCATCAGATGAAATTGTAAATATAAATCCTGCTCATCTTATGATAGATGAATATATGCAGTCTATTAATAAAGCTAAGTGGACTTATATACATTTACTAGGTATGGATGTTTGTCCCGAACAAGCTAGAATGGTTCTACCTCAGTCTACGTTTACTGAGTACTATGTAACAGGATCTTTGTACGCTTGGGCTAGGGCATATAATTTACGCAGTGAATCTACTGCACAACAAGAGATACAAGATTTAGCAAGTCAATGGCATGACATTATATTACCATTGTTTCCTGAAAGTTGGATATCTCTAATAACTAACCTTAAAGGAGGTTAAGATGACTAAAATACTTACAGGAGGTTTAATTGGTTTATGTTTGTTTATGTTCAATGTTTCCGCATCGTACAGTCAAATACCAGAAAGATCAGGATGCAAAAGTTTGGAAGAGGCTAAGACGTATATTCAAGATAAACACGGAGAACAAATTGTATTCCGTGGAATCTCAGCCAGAGGACACGTAACATTTATCTTTAACAATGCTACATCTGGAACCTGGACTGCTGCAATTGTACGTCCTGAAAACTCTCAATTACTATGTTGGGTAGATTCAGGGTTTACAGGTGAAGTTATGAAGAAAAAAGACGATATTAGATGGTAATTTAAGGCAAATCCTATGAGAGCCATTTTAAGCTAGGCTAGAGAGAATGTAGGTAAAATCTGGACACTACCTACCAGAGACATTGCTTACACCCTCTTCTGCCTCATCCTACGAGGTCATTTTTTTAAGAATTGAGTAAAAAATGTGGAAAGACCACAAAGGAATACAGATTATTACCAAAACCCCACTATATACCATTGATTGGTATATCAAGTGGATATCGAGTATAATACTAATGGTTTCTACAGTACTAACTGCCAACAACATCTACCCATTGAACCTGTATTTCCATTCAATAGGTATAGGTGGTTGGTTAATTGTAGGAATGTTATGGAACGATAGGGCATTGATGGTTATAAATGCATTTGCTCTAGCTACGCTACTGACAAGTTTATTCAGAATACACTTGACAATGTAGGGAGAATGTGATATGTACCATAAAGTAGTAGTAACAAAACCAGAAGGTAATAAAATCAGTAATGGTTTTGCTTTGTTAAGAGATGCCAAGAAGTATGCTAGAAAGTATTCTTGGCCTAATGATCGAGTCCAGATAATAGAAGAAGATCAGGACGAGATAAATATGTTGTATGATTATATTGTGGAAGATTGGAGTAAGAAATGATTAATGAAAATAGTCCTAAAGTAAAATTACTAATAGGTTTATCTATAACTGTATTAATGCTAATCACTGCTATAGGTTTTAGTTATGCAGATGTTAAGAAATGGGTACACGACAGTTCATGCCCATATGATAATGTTACTGGTAACTATATAGATAGCAAAGGTAATCAGTATGCCTATGGAACTATGGAAACTGCATCTAATTGTGCATTTCTTGGATTACTACCCAAGATCGTGCAGGACAGATTAGGTTCTCTAGGAGATAAACAAACTCAAAAAGATACGGAGTTAATATTAAAGTTAAATGCTAACTCGCGTAAGTAAGACTTGGGGGGATTAATTTCCCCCTTTATCTTTTGGTGAACCCTGCACCGAAATACAAGCCAGTGATTGCAGCGACTAAGTTTGTATCTAATGGGGTAATTACAAAACCTTGAAATGATTTCCACATCATAGCCTTATCTGGGCCAAACATCCAATTCATAAACCCACCTTGTAGCTCTGCATAACCTACAGTAACCATCCAAGGATGTTCTGGATATATCAGTGGTACTATCTTAGGTAGCACGATAATAGAGAATACAGCAGCCAATGCTATGATTCTCCTGGTCCATGCAAAGTGTACATCTTTTGTACCATGTTCTCTTGCAGAAGCAGTGATCTTGCTTTCTTCTGTTAGGGCAGCTATATACATTTTGTTAGCCTCTTGCTTAGACTTAATGTTTTGCCCCCATATGCTCATAACACCACCTAGTACGGTTGATGCTAGAAGCGTAAATATTTCCATTGGGAATCCACCCATGATGTTCTCCTTATAATCCTAATGCACTCATTTGAGTTACGTAACCACCTTCTCTCATTCCTGAAGATTGTCCTTCTATTGTATAACGTCCTCCTAATAAACTTCTACGTTTTCTATCTTCATTAATTAATGCTCTATATTCATTAAGTTTATCATTTTGTGCCTTTGCTGCATAGTTAATACCTCTATCTGTAGTTTCCTCACCTACGTATTTTAATTGTGGTATAGGATCACCTGCCGCTTTTCTATCTCTATAAAGTTTTCTTATTTCTTCTTTAGTGTATGTTTTTCTAAAGTTATGCATATTATGTAAGAAAGGCATCTTAGTTTTTATTATTTCAGAAGTAACCTTTTTTAAATTATCAAATTTAAAACCTAAACCTCTTAAAGCATTTTTTTCTTCATCGTTTAATCCAGTTACTCCTTGATACTCAGCTAGTATTGCTGCCTTTTGTGCATCTATAGGTAATTTTTTATATATCTCTGTTTGAATTAAAGGTTTGATATTTTTTTCAGCTAACTCTCCTAGTATTTTCTTATATTGAAAAGTATATTCAGGTACTTCTGATCTAACTTCTAAATTATAAGCATCTATACCTACTCTCTCTACTTCATCTCCTAAATTTCCTCTAGGAAGGCCTTCTGCTGTACCTGAGAGTTGTTTTCTAGAAGTTAATACTCTTGTTTTTGGTTGCAGTCCAGTTACAGATTGCAATGGACGTGATGCAGACTCTTCTCCAAAGACACCAGTTTGAAAACTAGTACCTCTAAACATTTGTCTAGTAAATTCATTGAATGCACCTCTTGCCATTTCTTTTGTATACGTATCACCTTCTTCGGTAATAAACTCTTGAAAACCTTTCTCAAAATTTTGCCGTAATTCTGCTGGTCCTAAATCTTTAGCAAGGTCATCAATTGCTTTAAAGGGAGTGTAAAATCCTTTAACTATATATCCAATCGCCCCTCCTACTAATTCACCAGTTTTTTTAGCTGCTAATGGATCTTCAGTATTTAAATCTCTAAGAAATTGGTAAGTTCCCCCAAGAAATTTAGCAAATGGACCTGCCCTATCTGCTTGAAGTCCAGATAAAGCTTGCACTCCTTCTGATATAATTTTTCCATCTATAGGTTCATCATTAAGTTTTCTTCTTATTACTTCACCCCACCATAAAAATGGTGTTAAAGGAAACAATGGCCCTACATCAATAGTAGTATTACCAATTTTTAGTTCATCATATCTAGCACCACCTATTGTTTCTCTTATACCATATCCTGCAAACATTAAAGCTGCACCTTCAGCACTCTCAACAAAACCTTTTCTAAATTGTTCTACATTTTGTAATCTCTTACCTGCTTTAGCTTCTAAAGCTGCTACTTCTTTTCTCATAGTAGCTACATCATTTTTTTGTTTTTGGCTTTTAATACCTTTTTTTACAGCAGCATTTATTTTTCCTGTAAGATCATCTATTTTTTCTCTTTCTTTTTTAGCTGCTTGAGGAAATATATCATACCCAAGAGTTTGTGCGCCTTTATAAAGCATTTTTAATGCACCACCACCCATACCTCTATTTAACGTATACACAAAACCATTAATAAGGAAGTTAGGAAACGGTACACCTAATTTTGCTACTGCAATTCTGTTAAGAGTGTTTTGTGCAATATTTATTAAACCACCTACACCAAGTACTTCATCACCAGCATTACGTGATTGATAGGTTAATTTATATGCAAACTGTAATGATTTAGATATCATCTCATCGTTTACTAAATTTAATTTATTTTGTTCAATTAAATCAGTAATACCTTTTACTTTTGGGTCTGTAATTTCACCTCTACGAATAGCAGTTTTAACTTGATTGTCTAACTCTGTCATTAAACCAGCAGATTTAATTGCTCTATCTTGCGCTCTGTTAGCTACGTTAGCTAATTTAGATGCAAAACTAAGTTTCTTTAGAACCCCACCTGCCTTGCTATCATCTCCTAAAGTAACAGCAAAGTAATCATCAAAAACATCAAACACTTTACGTTGGGCTTCAGGAAACTCTTTAGCTACTATTTGTGCTAATTCAATTTGCTCTAATGGATTAAGTAAATTTTTACTTAGTAAAAGACTTTCATTTTTTAAATCTGGTTCTGGTATATTCTTACCTAGTGCTTTAGATTCAAACTGTGTAAAAAATTTACTACTTTGTAAAGCAATATCTAATGTTTCACCTGGTACTCGTAACGCAGAACCAAACACGTTACGAAATGTTGTAGCAGGTTGTGTAACTAAAAAAGATCTCCATATATCAACAAAAATACTAAATTTACCTGCTATATCTTTTTCTGCTTCTCTTTGTTCTTTTACTGCTTGAAAAACTTTTCTTTGAGAAGGTGTTAAATTCTTTTCCATTTGTTCCAGTTTGTTACCAATACGAGTATTAGTATCCACTAGTTTTTTAATACTAGACATTTCTGCACCTTTAGTCATACTTATACTTATGTCTGCTAAAAGTGCATGAGAAAATTGTTCTTGTGTTAGATTATACCTAACTAAATTATTTGCTATACTACTACTTAAAAGATTTCTATCTTTATTTCCAAGACGTATTAATTCACCAAACTTTTCAGAAATCCTTTTCATAGGATCATCCATAATTACTCTTATTGTTGAAGCAGTATTTGGATCAATCTTAGTATTTTTTAAAAAGTTTTGAGCTGTATCAAAAACAAGAGATGATACGTTTTCAAAGTCTTCTTGTTTTAAACCTACTTCAAAAATAGTATCTAATTCAGGAATAGATATATTAGAATTTGTTCTAAGTAGTTCTTTTCCTTTTTCAATATCAGCTTTACTAAAAAACAAACCGTACTTATCTACAAATTTTTTCTGGTATGCTCTTTTATTTGCTTCACTTACACCTTTAATTTTATTAAATTCTACTAATGTTGTTTTTCTTTCATCAAACAATCCTGTTTTTGGATTTTTTGTTTGACCAAAAGTAGTGGGTAAAAACTCTACTTCTGCCTTACCATCTATAATACTTTTAATAAGACCAAACTCACCATAATTTTCAGGCTCATCTATTAGCTGTTGTTTTTTATTAGTAGGTCTAACGTATGTTCCTACAACACTTAAAGGATTAAAATTACCTTTTTGTTTATTAACAAAGTTTTGTATATTAGCTGATCTAGCAACCTTACCTTGGGCTGTATTTTCTATAGTTTTTACTTGTTTTTGGATTACCTCTCCTGCTTTTGTTAGTTGTTTTGCAGCCGATCTACCACCTAAACCACCAAACACACCACCAGTTACTGCACCTATACCACCCATCAAAGCAACATTACCAGCATCTATTTCATCCTGATAACCTAATTTACCTTCACCTTTTACATTCTCTATAGATAATCCTTGACCTACACCTTCAACTCCTCCAATACCTACACCTAAACCAATAGTTTTTTTCGCAGCACCTTTAGATATTTCTTTTGATATATTACCTTTAAACGCATTTGATATAATTCTGTTTAAGGCTACTTTACCTACTGTCCTACCTACAATAGTACCTGCACCAAAACCTAAAATGTTTAGTGGGTCTAGTATACCCTTACCAATATATTCTGCTGTTGTTGCTAATCCGCTTTGTTGACCAGCAAAATCTTCTAGATCTTCATCTACAGCTTTATATAATCGACCTAACTCTAATCTTTCTTCATCATCTCTAATATTAGTTACGTCATTAGCAAACATTACAGCAAGACCTGTATTGGACTGCACTCCTCTGTAATCACCTAAGAAATTTTCTAAAGCTTCAGTTTTAGTACCAAAGGTTTTACCTTGCCTTTTACCATAGGCAAATAAAGCATCAGTATAATCTTCATTTTTAAGAAATTCTTCAGTTGTCAATTTTTCTTTTGACATTATTGCTGATCCTTTTTCTTTCTATTTTCTTCTTGTATGCCTTTACGTACTACTTCTATATTTATAAATCTACGTTTAGCTTTTTGCTGTTCTATTGTTTCTTCTGGTAAAGCTTTCCACTCTTCATAAGTTGATGGTACTACATCTGCCTTTTGTTTTGTATCAGTAATACTTATTACTTTTCCACTTTCAACTTTAATACTTACAACTGTACCTGCTGGATATTTATCTGTACCCTTTTTAACAGTTACATTGTAAATATTATCTTCTACTCTTTCTATATTTGGATCAGAGTTATAAGTATTAATTAAATACTCAGGTGCTTCCGTATCTGATGATAATCCTAATAAAGAAAGAGCTAAAGTTTCAGTAGTTACAACAGGATCTGTTTTCTTAGGTAGCCCTTCACCTTTCTTTAATTGTTCTATCTTTTCTTTTCTTTCAAATCTGTTATCTATTTTTGATAACTCAAGTTTAATTTGATCTACTCTTTTTTCAAAATCTTTTTGTTCTGTATCACTTTCTTCATTTCTGGGTGCAGCATTTTGTAAAATTAATGTAACATCTCTGTACAGTATATCTGCATCTGTTTCACTATATCCAGAATTAATCATAGAACGTGCTAATTCCATAGCTTTAGTTCCAAAACTAATATCGTTTTTACTACCTGTCGTACCTTCTGACGATATTTTTGCAGTCGTTGAAAAATCTCCTTCAGGATAAACTAACTTTAATCCTCTATTAGATGCTATTAAACCTTGTACGGCTCTTTCTAATCGTAACGCACCTGATCCGTCTAGTACTGGAAATATTTTACCTGCCCCAGTCATTTCTTTTTCTTTGTAGTCTGGATTTAATTTTACTTTACTAGCTATTTGACCAGGAATCTTCTCTGGTCTTCTGGCATCTATATTTTCAGCAATAGAGTTAGGTTTACCTCCTAATGCTTGTTCAGTTTGTTGATCAAGTGTAGTTTTTACTTGTTTATAAAAAGGAACTTTAAATCTAGAAAATAACATTACTTTAGGATCTTCTTTTTCCTCATACATCCTCTGTACTAAAGATGCAGCAGCAGTCTGTGGATTTTCGGTATTACTAAGTATACCAAAAGTTTTACCTAATGATGCTTGAATATCTGGATCTTTCTCTAAAGCATTAAATTCTTCTAGTGTTATTTTTCCAGATGCAATAATTTTATTCTTTGCTTTTTTATACATAGGATTACCAAAAAATATTTGAGCATTATTTTGTGCTACTCGTCTTCTATCAAGAATTTTTTCTAATCCTTTTGCTCTTTTTTTATTTTCTGCCCCTACAACTGCAATTCTATTTTCTGCTGCTTGTACAGCTAAAGCCTGTCTTTCATCAGAAATTTCTTCTTCTTCTCTCATAGCTCCTAATTGAGTGGCAGTAGACCCAAACATAGTAGAAAGACTAGTTAAAGCATCACCAATAAGTCTACCTGTAGCCCTTCTTTCATTTTTATCAGGTATCATACGAGCAATAAAACCAGTATCTTCAGACTCTTCTTGCTTACTCATCATACCTTGTGGTTTTTGTTCTTTTATTTCTGCCATTATTCTCTCCTACCCATTAAACCTGTATTAGGAACTTCTACTTCAGGTTCTTCTTCAGATTCTTCCTCTGGCTCTATTTCGGGTTCTTCTTCAGCTTCTTCAGAATCCACACTCGTATCCGATTTAAATTCTTCATATCTTTCTAATTCTTGCATAGCTTCTTCTAGTTGTTCATCTTCTGCTCTTTCTGCTAAAGCAATATATTGTATATCTTGTTCATCTAATAGATCTAACACGGCATCAAATACAGGACCAAATATTAATATCATAATTTCATGTGTGTACTGACCCAAAGCCCAACCAGAGAATACGATAGCCCTAACAGTTAATTCAACTGGTATGTCTAATTTAGCAGATATCATAATTCTTTCAAAAGCATCTGGTGATTGAATCTTATTCATTACAAACTCATATGCTTCATCAGGATCAGTAAATACTGGTGGTCTTTCATGCGCTTCCGTACCCAGTTCTTCTGTTAAGGAAGCTCCAGGTATAGGCCCATCAAACATACTCGTAGTATCCTCTTCCATTTCTGGAGTTTCTTCTACTGCGATATCTTCTTCCATTTCTGGAGTTTCTTCTACTGCGATATCTTCTTCCATTTCCATTGCCATGTTATTTTCCTTTATTATAGTCTGGTTAGACCTGATGTTGCCTTCATTCTAATAGAACCTTTACCTGCTATATTACCAATTAATCCTTTATTTTTAGATATGGTTGATCCAGATGCTCTTACAGGTCTTGATTTTGCTCCACTTGATAGTTTTTTAACACCAGATACTACGGAAACTTTAGGTGTTTTCATTTGAGCAAAAGCTGAACCACCACTTTTTTTTCTTTTATCAAATACACTCATAGCTATTTTACCTAATACAGCTTTTCCTATTGCTGGTATCATTATCTATCTCCTTAACTAAATACGGTATCTACAATACCACCTACAACTGTATTTACAATTCTTGTTCTTTGCGCTCCTCTTGCAATTTCTTTTGATACTTCTAAATTTCTATCAAAGGAAAATGAAGTTAAAGCCAGTTGGTTTTTAAAAGCGGTATCGTTTAGTGAATTAACTCTTGCAAAATTAACTTTATCTCTATCTTCTTGCAAAAGATTATTGAGAGCAGTTTGACTTATATTAAATAAATTACGAACATTAAATTCATTCTCTGCATTTCTTAAAGCAGTATTAGCTGTATTTACGTTACGTTTATATACTGCATTTGCCTGATCTATTAAGATTGCATTCTTTGCGTTAAACTGTTCTCTAGTGTTTTGTAGACTAGCATTAAACTGATCTACAGCATTTTCTTGACCAGCATTAAATTGTTCCATAGCATTTGATTGAGCAGCTTTAAACTGATTTGCGTTATTAAATAACGATGCAAAGAACTGGTCATTCTGTTGTTCACTAGCTGCATTAAATTGTTTAGCTGAATTTGTAGCAGCCTGATCTCTAAATAATGATTGAACCCTATTAGATGTATTAGTAACTCTGGCTTGTTGTTCATTATTAAGATTAGCTAGATCTAACTGCATAGTCATCTGAGCATTAAGTACTTCTGCTTGTTGTTGGTTATTTAAATTTAACTCTTGCATACTACGATATGTTTGTGCATCAGCAGCAGCTATAGGTGTAGAAGCTTCCATTGCAGCCTGTACGATAGCAGCCCCTGCCATACTAGATGCACCCATACCTCTAGCAGCCAATCTTTGTTCAGCTAATCGAATAGCACCAGCAGCAAATGCTGGAACCTTACCACCTTCAAACTGAGCCATCAAACCTTCTAATTGACCTTGTACGGTAGCTTGTTTATCTACTGTCCCTGTTTGTGCTGTAACAATATCTGTTAGCCCTTGTTGCTTTGCTGCAACCATAGTTTCTTTCTGAACGTCAGCAAAACTTGTATCAGCAGTAAAACTTTGTTCATCTGTCTTAGTAGGCATTGGTATATCTGCTGTAGTACCTGTAGCTGCTTGAAATTGTCCTGTAGTAGGATCTAAATCATACTCATTAGGATCTAAAAACTCATCAGATTTAGTTTGTATCTCTTCTAGATCTAATACAGTACCACCTTTATAATAAGAATCTCTTAGTTCTTTCTTACCAAATGCATCAAAATGTGCTTTACCTGATGCAAAGTCACCTCTTTTTACTGCTTCTGCAACATCAGGAAAATCTTTAAGATATTTTTGTTCATCAAAAGTACCCTGTATCATAGCTGATTGAGGATTTTTAAATAGGTCTTCTTGCATACCTATCTGAGTTTTTTGACCATAAGGATCTACAAAACCTGCTCTAGTTCCTACTGCACCTTGGTATGCTTTTAAAGCATCCCCACCAAATAAATCAGTAAACTCTCCTTTAAATCCTGTTAGTCTACCTTTTTCTCTACTTTTAAGTGCTTCTATTGTTTGTGTAAAAGTTGCAGGATCTTGGTCACGTATCTCATCTATATTAGGTAAACCACCACCAGTAAACTCATCTCTAATTTGTCCTGTAGCAGGATCAATAAAATTTTCTAAAGCAGCAATATTACTTGCTCTTTGTAAATCTTCACTAGATAAAGTTGCAGGATCTATTGGAATAGGAGTGAATACTTTAAGACCTGTATTAGGATCAATAGTTGCTTGTTGTCCTTCAGGTGCAGGTGCAAAACCAGCATAATTAGAAGGAATACCTCCTTTAATTGACCCTGCAAAATCATCTAGTTTATCTCTAGAGATAGTACTAAACTCTCCAGCTTGCCCTAAATTTGGATCAAAAAACTCATATATCCCTGTATCTGGATTAATTCTAGTATCACCTGCTCTTGGATCTGACATTATAAACTCCTATTAAACTGGCCTGTTATTCATCAGAGATGCATTTCTGGTAAGTAATTGTTGAATTAAAGCATCTCTTGGGTCAGTTGCCATTGGACCCATTGGACCTATCGGCTGATTATTAGCAGCCTGATTAGCATTATTTGCGGTTAACGTAGCAATTTGTTTTTGTAAAGGAGCTTGAGATGCAGAAAAGGAAGCAGCTTCTCGTTGTCTTTGATTTGCTAGTGCTTCTGCTTGTCGATTTATCGGTTGAGCTACACCTTGTATTTGTGACAACATATTAGCTTGATTTGCTCTTTGTGTACCTTGAATATCACCACGTTGAGTTGTAGCACCACGTTGATAATTTTCAGCAGCAGTACGGAAAGCCCCTAATTGACTACCTAATGCAGAAGATACATCACCTATTTCTGTTGTTAGATCTCTAGTTATTCCTCTTTGACCTGACATTAAACCTGATTGAGTTGCAGCCAATCCTGCTTGTCCTTCAAATAACGTAGCAGGTTGTTCTATTTCAGGATCAGCAGTTCCTATAGCAGATTGAATGCCTGTCTGCCCTGCCGTTAGATCTGCTTGACCTTTAAATAAATCTGTTTGTCCTGTACCAGCAGTTCCAATACCTGACATAATACCTTGCTGTCCACCAAGTAATGTTTGTCCTTCAGCAGGTGTACCTATTGCTGATTGAACATCACCTACACCTGCTTTAACAGTACCAACATCTGTTTTAATTCCACCAACATCTGTTTTAACAGTACCTATATCTGATGCTAAAGGAGTTACTTTTGTATCTAATGCAGTTACTTGTTCTCCTAAAGGAGTTACTATATCCCTTATACCTTGTTGACCTGTAGCTAATCCTGCTGTTTGACCCATAAGAGTTGTTTGATTAGCATCAGTTTGAGCAGTAGTTGGAGTACCAATTAAACTAGTTACAGGATTTAATGCTCCTGCCTCTAATCCAACTGGCCCTGACATTATTCCACCACTAGTATCACCTGGAGGTGGGCCATAAATAACATCATCACCATTATCAGAAGGATCAGGAATAGTTGGATCAGGCAAAGAACCTAATAAAGGTACATCTGGATCTCCTCCTCCTGCACCTTCGTAATGCGTTAATGCATTACCTGTTGCAGAATCAACATTAACATACTCAAATACTGGTTGACCTGCATCTACTGCACCTATAATACTTAAATTAATATTTCTTCCAGAAGGTGAACTAACAAAATTAGCTATTATGTCATTACCTTCTGCATCTACTCTGGTTTCTGAATTTTTTATAGCTTTAGTTGTTATATGTCCTACAGCAAAATTTCTTAAAACATTATCATAATTTTCTCGTCCTACACTTTCTGGGCTAATACCTTTGTTTGCAGCATCTTGAATTGCAGCAGCATTAACGTCTCCTTGCGTATTTAAATAATTATCTAACGCTAAGTTTCTTGCATTATACTCTTCCCTAGTCATTCTAGCGGGCATTTTATTTTCCTCTCTCTAATACTTTATCTAACTTATCTTCTAACCTATGTAGAGCTTCGGATACCATTTTCATATCTTCTCTTAGCTCCTGCTTAGTAGAGTAATCTTCTCTAGTTCTATTCAGAAGTATATCTATGCGTTTAACCTCTGCCATGAGATTCCTGAACATCCAAATGGCTGGGCCAATAACCAGCGTTAGTACTACATTCCAAAAAATTACTGGCGATATTTCTTCCATTAGTCATTAACCTTTCACAATTAATTCTGTTGCAGATATTGCAGTTCCAGCCACTACACTAGGATCATCTGCACTTGTTCCTAACGTACCGTCATTCTGTACATAGTATGTCTGACCTGCTGTTAGTGATGTTTGATCTTTGTTTACTGTACCAACTACATCTATTGTAGCTTCTGCTGTATCAGCATATGTACCACCTGATGCTATGCCGATGTAGTTTTCTGATGTTAGGTTTTGATCTGTTACGGCTGAAGTAACTACATTAGCCTGACCAAAAGGTCCAGATGAATCATTAATTTCTGCATATCCTATGACAACTTTATTTGAATTACTGTCATATGTACTTATAGGTAATCTGCCTACTCTGTCATTAACTGTTGTTGCACTTCCATAACTAATACTAGTGCCAGAAACAGTACCTTCTATTATTTTAAGTACATCATTTGAATCTCTATAAAGTACAACTACTTTTCCTGTACTTGCATTATATGATGCATCTACCCATTGTTTGTCATTAAGTGTATCGCTACCTGTAAGAATTACTCTTGAACCTGCTGATGAATTAGAGGTAACTACAACAGAAGCACCTTGCTGAGAGGTTCCTTTGTAATCATAAAAAATAAGTGATTTATTATTTCCACTATCAAAACAAGTTTTTATCCATCGAACTTCACCACTTTCAAATGTAAAAACACTGCCAAAACTACAACTAGTAGACCCGCCACTCTCACTTAAAGTAGCCCATCTATGTTTACCTTTTTGTCCATCTGCAACATCTTCATATGCTATTAACAGTTTATTAGATGTAGAGTTAAAAGAGCAATGTACGTGTAAAGTACTTGCTGTTTCAAATTGATGATTAGTTCCAAAACTTATATCTGTACCACTTACCAATCCTAATCTTAATTCTCCGTAATTAGCATTTCCATTATTTACATGAGCAACTGCTACAATATTTGAATTACTATCAAAAGCTGTACTAATATACTCACAACCGTCACTAAGAAAAGTAGCTTCTGCCCCAAAACTAATACTAGTACCACTTACCGTTCCTACCTTGGCGTGACCTTCATTAACATTCCCTCCGTCTGAATATGCTACAACAACTTTGTTTGCATTAGAATCAAAACAACAAGAACTAAACTTTGCGTGTGCGCTTTTATAAACAACAGGAGTTCCGAAACTAATATTAGTACCACTTACTGTTCCTACAACAGCAGTCCCATAATTAGAATTACCATTGTCTCTATATACAATAACTACTTTATTGCTATTGCTATCAAACGTCATATCTGATGATCGTTTTCCAGCAGACATATTACCGTTTTCAAATGTAGAATTACTACCAATATTGAACGCGATACTATTATCTGCAACCTGACTAACCGTACCAGCACTATTAACAATTACAGGCTTACCATTTGTAATCGCACCAGATGCAACAGCTTTATATTTTCCTGCTTGTTTAGGGGGAACGTATGCTACCATGTCTGTTACCCTTTCACAATCAGTTTAGTTGCAGTTACGGCAGTACCAGCTACGACTGATGGATCATCTGCTGATGTACCTAGCGTACCATCTGTCTGTACAAAATACTGTTGGGCTGGTGTTAAGCTACTCTGGTTTTCATCGATAGCACCTTTAGTATTTATCGTAACAGGTTGCCCAGTAGCTACTGTATCTTCTGCAAAGCCTATGAATGATTCTGATGTAGATGCTGATAAGTTAGTTGTTGTACTAGCATGACTAAAAACAGAAGCGTATCCATGATTTGAATTACCAGAATCCATATACATAACAGCAGTTTTATTAGTGTTACTGTCAAAAACTGCTGTACCATAATAAGAATTATTATCATTATATATAATTTCACCATCGAAACTAATACCTGTTCCCGATACTGTTCCTATATTTATTCTACCTTTACCTGTACCTCTATAAGGAATAATAACTTTATTAACATTGCTATCAAAAGCTATACGTTGAAAATTAGGTGTATCATGCACTGCAAAAACAGTACCACTACCAAAACTTATAGATGTTCCACTAACCGTTCCTACTTTAGCTGTACCATAGTTATTGTTATTCTGATCTCTATATACAACTACAATTTTATTACTATTGCTATCAAAAACAGTTGACCATTCACCACTTGTTCCCGAATCAGCTATTGTTGCGCTACCAAAAGTCCAGTTAGTTCCATTTATACGGCAAACTTTTGCAGTAAGTCTGTCGCTGTTAGCAGTATCTAAATAAAAAACTACAAGATCTTCTGCGTTACTGTCGTATACTATAGCTGATGGATGCCATAACGCATTAACGCTATTATTATCAGAAAAAACTGCATAATTTCCTACTGTTCCTATGCCTGTTCCTGATACAGGAAAAGATATAATATATCCGTACTGACTGGCACTTGCATCTTGATATACAGCTGCAATTTTATTTTCTTGAGCATGATATGCACAACTAGTAAAGTATGCTTGAGTAGAACGTATAACAGAAACAGTACCGAAACTAATACCAGTACCACTAACTGTTCCTACCCTAGCTGTTAAATAACCTGAATTACCACTATCTCTATAAACTACAACTACCTTATTATTAGTGGTATCGTAACATACAGATTTAGAAGTAGATGCGAGGTTGGCACTTTCAAAAACTGTAGGACTTCCAAAGCTAATTGATGTACCACTTATTGTTCCTACAATAGCTGTACCATAACCACTATTACCTACATCTGGATAAACGATAACAACTTTATTTTGGTCAGGATCAAATACTGCATCCATTACTCCAACTTGTGCTGCCTCAAAAGCCGTTGCTGATCCAACAGAAGCATCTACTGCTACAGCAGTTGCACTAATCTCACTTACAGTACCATCAGTATTCACAAGCACAGGCTTACCACCAGTAATAGCACCTGATGCTGTACCTTGTGTCTGCCTAGATAGTTGTGGGTTATTACCGACTATACGCATAGTAATCCTTACTCAGCGTCTGGATCTACCCAATTAGGATTGTTAGTCCAACTGGTTCCATCAAAGAAGTGTTTGTTACCTGACCAACCATCAGGTGCAGTTACATCTTCATGCATTGTTGCATTGCTACTGTTAAGATCCGCTATGTAGAAATCTACTGGATCACTACCAACAGTGATCATGTCAGATCCCATAGTCACTGGTTTATCATCAGCGAATACATATTTACTTAGTTTAGTTGAGTTCTCTGTTATTGTCTTAGCCATTTGTGTATTATCCTTTCACAATTATATCACTAGCACCTATTGCAGTTCCTGCGATTACCGATGGATCATCTGCGCTAGTACCTAATGTTCCATCTGTTTGTACAAAATATTGTTGTCCTATGGTGAGGTCTTCAGTACCTGCTGGAGAAAAAACAATACCCTGACCATGACCACTAGCTGCATAATCTTGAAAAGTAATTAATGCTCTTTTAGTATTA